CATACAGCCCCCCGTTTATTATTTATCTCCTCAGCCAGCCGCTGTGCTTTCAGGGGATTTCTGATAACAGAAAGGCCGGGAAATACCCAGCCTCGCTTTGTAACGGAGTAGACGAAAGTGATCGCACCTACCCGGATATTATCGTGAGGATGCTTCATCGCCATTGCTCCCCAAATACAAAACCAATTTCAGCCAGTGCCTCGTCCATTTTTTCGATGAACTCCGGCACCATCTCGTCAAAACTCGCCATGTACTTTTCATCCCGCTCAACCACGACATAATGCAGGCCTTCACGCTTCATACGCGGGTCATAGTTGGCAAAGTACCAGGCATCTTTTCGCGTCACCCACATGCTGTACTGCACCTGGGCCATGTAAGCCGACTTTATGGCCTCGAAACCACCGAGCCGGAACTTCATGAAATCCCGGGAGGTAAACGGGCATTTCAGCTCAAGGCCATTGCCGTCACTGCATAAACCATCGGGAGAGCAGGCGGTACGCATACTTTCGTCGCGATAGATGATCGGGGATTCAGTAACATTCACGCCGGAAGTGAATTCAAACAGAGTTCTGGCGTCGTTCTCGTACTGTTTTCCCCATGCCAGCGCCTTAGCATTAACTTCCGGAGCCACACCGGTGCAAACCTCAGCCAGCAGGGTGTGGAAGTAGGACATTTTCATGTCAGGCCACTTTTTTCCGGAGCGGGGTTTTGCTATCACATTGTGAACTTCTGAAGCGGTGATGACGCCGAGCCGTAATTTGTGCCACGCATCATCCCCCTGTTCGACAGCTCTCACGTCGATTCCGGTACGCTGCAGGATAATGTCCGGTGTCATGCAGCCACCTTCTGCTCAGTGGCTTTCTGTTTCAGGAATCCAAGAGCTTTCACTGCTTCGGCCTGTGTCAGTTCTGACGATGCGCGAATGTCGCGGCGAAATATCTGGGAACAGAGCGGCAATAAGTCGTCATCCCATGTTTTATCCAGGGCAATCAGCAGAGTGTTAATCTCCTGCATGGTTTCATCGTTAACCGGAGTGATGTCGCGTTCCGGCTGACGTTCTGCAGTGTATGCGGTATTTTCGACAATGCGCTCGGCTTCATCCTTGTCATAGATACCAGCAAATCCGAAGGCGAGACGGGCACACTGAATCATGGCTTTATGCCGTAACATCCGTTTGGGATGCGACTGCCACGGCCCCGTGATTTCTCTGCCTTCGCGGGTTTTGAATGGTTCGCGGCGGCATTCATCCATCCACTCGGTAACGCAGATCGGATGATTGCGGTCTTTGCGGTAAATCCGGCATGTGCAGGATTCATTGTCCTGCTCAAAGTCCATGCCATCAAACTGCTGGTTTTCATTGATGATACGGGACCAGCCATCAACGCCCACCACCGGAACGATGCCGTTCTGCTTGTCAGGGAAGGCGTAAATTTCTTTCGTCCACGGATTAAGGCCGTACTGGTTGGCGACGATCAGCAATGCGATGAACTGCGCATCGCTGGCATCACCTTTAAATGCCGTCTGGCGAAGAGTGGTGATCAGTTCCTGTGGGTCGACAGAATCCATGCCGACGCGTTCAGCCAGCTTCCCAGCCAGCGTTGCGAGTGCTGTACTCATCCGTTTTATACCTCTGAATCAATATCAACCTGGTGGTGAGCAATGGTTTCAACCATGTACCGGATGTGTTCTGCCATGCGCTCCTGAAACTCAACATCGTCATCAAACGCACGGGTAATGGCTTTTTTGCTGGCCCCGTGGCGTTGTAAATGATCGATGCAGAGTGATTCAAACAGGTGCTGGGGCAGACCTTTTTCCATGTCGTCTGCCAGTTCTGCCTCTTTCTCTTCACGGGCGATCTGCTGGTAGTGACGCGTCCAGCTCTGAGCCTCAAGACGATCCTGAATGTAATAAGCGTTCATGGCTGAACTCCTGAAATAGCTGTGAAAATATCGCCCGCGAAATGCCGGGCTGATTAGGAAAACAGGAAAGGAGGTTAGTGAATGCTTTTGCTTGATCTCAGTTTCAGTATTAATATCCATTTTTTATAAGCGTCGACGGCCTCACGAAACATCTTTTCATCGCCAATAAAAGTGGCGATAGTGAATTTAGTCTGGATAGCCATAAGTGTTTGATCCATTTTTTGGGACTCCTGGCTGATTAAGTATGTCGATAAGGCGTTTCCATCCGTCACGTAATTTACGGGTGATTCGTTCAAGTAAAGATTCGGAAGGGCAGCCAGCAACAGGCCACCCTGCAATGGCATATTGCATGGTGTGCTCCTTATTTATACATAACGAAAAACGCCTCGAGTGAAGCGTTATTGGTATGCGGTAACGCCGCGCTCAGGCGGCTTTGATAGTCATATCATCTGAATCAAATATTCCTGATGTATCGATATCGGTAATTCTTATTCCTTCGCTACCATCCATTGGAGGCCATCCTTCCTGACCATTTCCATCATTCCAGTCGAACTCACACACAACACCATATGCATTTAAGTCGCTTGAAATTGCTATAAGCAGAGCATGTTGCGCCAGCATGATTAATACAGCATTTAATACAGAGCCGTGTTTATTGAGTCGGTATTCAGAGTCTGACCAGAAATTATTAATCTGGTGAAGTTTTTCCTCTGTCATTACGTCATGGTCGATTTCAATTTCTATTGATGCTTTCCAGTCGTAATCAATGATGTATTTTTTGATGTTTGACATCTATTCATATCCTCACAGATAAAAAATCGCCCTCACATTGGAGGGCAAAGAAGATTTCCAATAATCAGAACAAGTCGGCTCCTGTTTAGTTACGAGCGACATTGCTCAGTGTATTCACTCGTTGGAATGAATACACAGTGCAGTGTTTATTAGTATGCCTGTCTTTTAACCACATCAGGCTCGGTGGTTCTCGTGTACCCCTACAGCGAGAAATCGGATAAACTCTATTCACCCCTACAGAGAGCAAAAGAGAAACGCCGATGAACAACTCATGGTGGCAGGAACTAATGCATTTTTTCCTGCAAGGAATGACACTTAAACAGTTGATTCATATGCTAATCATCCTAATCATATTGATTATTGTTATGCCTGTAAGCGTAAAAGAATGGATAAACCTGCATAATCCAGAAATCCTTCCTCATTACTGGATGTATTACATCCTGTTGTTTTGCGTTAGCTATGTGCTTAACGGCGTTGTTAATTCCGCTTATCACGCTGTGACTGAAAGAATTGAGATATTCGCTGCTCAGAAGCGCAAATCTAAAGAAGAGAAATACGTGCAAGATTTGTTTGATTCGTTAACTCTTGGAGAAAGAGCGTATTTGGCATTCGCTGTAGCCGCTAATAACCAGCTAAAGACAGAAAAGGGAAGCCCTGAAGCAATCTCATTGCTCGAAAAAGGGCTTCTTATTCGGGTACCTTCTGCTACTGGATATCCTGAAATCGACCGTTTTGTTATCCCGGAACGCTATAGAAATGAGTGCTACATTAGGTTTGCTGGGAAGAAAGACAGTCTTATGGATGAACTTATCGCTCAGGATAAGCATGGCAAAAACAAGTAATTAGCAAATTAATTTATCATCTCGCCGTCAGTTGTTTTGATTTCCGGTAGCCTGCCGCGTAAATGGCTACGTTTGGCAGGCAAATACTTCCACTGCATTCATCTGCCTTCTTGCAGCGAAGGCTTCCGAGTGATGCTGCTTTGTCTGCTCTGACGCAACCAGAGAGCTTTAGCGCAATTTTTCGCGCCAGTCGCTGTTCTTGCATTGCCTGCTCACGTTGAGCCTGTCTGCGTGCTCTGCGGCGATTTCTGGCGTTATCGTCAGCCAGATATGTAATGACTACTGCCATGTTGACCTCCGATGATTGACTTTGGCGGTGACGCGCCGGGTGCTTATCTTCCGGTTGCCGTCGTGCAGCTGCACTTCACGTCACCCCAAAGCCAACTACTCTTTGGTTCCCGCATTTCGGCGGGACAATCCCATCAATGTTAAAGAGCCTGCCAATCTGTTCCGTTTGGCTACCAGCGTCCTGCCGATGACTTAAATTTAAGATTTCTTTAACTATTGGTCAAGAGTGTTTTTGAAGAAAACTTAAATTTTGTTGCGAAGCTTAAGTTTTGCTTTGATTTTTAAAGGAAAGAAAAAAAGGGGCGAATGCCCCTTATGGAAGGTTTGCTATTTTTGCATCGACAACTACACCGATGATTTTGCAGTTCCCGTTGATCTCAATCATCGGATATTGTGGGTTAAGTGGTTTTAGAAACCTTCTGCCAGCATCAATAACTAACTTCTTGAAAGTTGCCTCGTTTTCTCCTTCGAGCTTTGCCACTACCAGCTTCCCATTACGAGGTTCTACTTCAGGATCGACTAGTATTATCATCCCTTCCGGGATGCTAAGACCGGCTGGAGCCGTCATCGAATCACCCTTTACGTCCAGCCAAAACGAATCTTCTGAACAATCTACGGTTGTATCGTACCAGTTATCTATTGCACGCTTATGATATGGCTCTACAGCTTCCATCCAACATCCTGCGCTTACCCAACTAATTAGAGGATACGAACCTCTTGGATCATGCCTGCTGTGATAGGCAATGTTTGAAAGACTATCTTCTCCTTTCAACAAGTAATCAGGGGAGCACTGTAAAGCCTTGGCTAAAGCCAATAGGTTTTCGCCATTGGGCTCAGTTTCAGAACGCTCCCATTGGGAAATAGCAACATTAGACACGCCAACCATCTTGCCAAGGGCAGCTTGCCTAATCTTAAGTTCTTTTCTGCGAGCGCGAATACGCTCACCCATCAGTTGTGTATTCATAGTTAAGACATCTTAAATAAACTTGACTTAAGATTCCTTTGATAGATAATTTAAGTGTTCTTTAATTTCGGAGCGAGTCTATGTACAAGAAAGATGTTATCGACCACTTCGGAACCCAGCGTGCGGTAGCTAAAGCGTTAGGCATTAGCGATGCAGCAGTCTCTCAGTGGAAGGAAGTCATCCCAGAGAAAGACGCCTATCGACTGGAAGTCGTTACAGCTGGCGCCCTGAAGTATCAAGAAAGTGCTTATCGCAAAGCGGCATAAGCAAATTGCTCTTTAACAGTCATGGTCCTTATTCCCGCCGAAATGCGGGAATACAACGCGCATCAGTTGGTGCGTATAACTTCTTATTTGTTAAGGAAATACTTACATATGCAACTTACAAGTACTCGCAAGAAAGCGAATGCAATCACAAGCAACATCCTGAATCGAATTGCTGTACGTGGTCAGCGAAAGGTTGCTGATGCATTAGGGATTAATGAATCGCAAATTTCGCGATGGAAAGACAGCTTTATCCCAAAGATGGCCATGCTTCTGGCTGTGCTGGAGTGGGGTGTTGAAGACGAGGAATTAGCAAAGCTAGCAAAGAAAGTAGCCATGGTGCTGACAAAAGAAAAGCCTCAAGACTGCTGCAACAGTTTTGAGGCCTGATGTAGAAAGACTGGATCAATCCACAGGAGTCATTATGACAAATACAGCAAAAATACTCAACTTCGGCAGAGGTAACTTTACCGGACAGGAGCGTAATGTGGCAGATCTCGATGATGGTTACGCCAGACTATCAAATATGCTGCTTGAGGCTTATTCAGGCGCAGATCTGACCAAGCGACAGTTTAAAGTGCTGCTTGCCATTCTGCGTAAAACCTATGGGTGGAATAAACCAATGGACAGAATCACCGATTCTCAACTTAGCGAGATTACAAAGT